ATGAGAAGTACATTCAGAGTGTTGTTTTACACTAAAAATCAATCGATTAAGAATGGTAAAGTACCTGTAATGGGACGTATTACCATCAACAAGACCACAGCTTGCTTTAGCTGTAAGAAGGAGGTGTCTATTTCTTTATGGGACGCCAAAGCTAATAGGGCTAAAGGGAAATCCGAAGAAGCTAGAATGTTAAACCAGGAACTTGATAATGCCAAAGCCCAAATTGCCAAGCATTACCAATACATATGCGATCATGACAGTTTTGTCACAGCCAAGAAAGTCTATAGCCGCTATGTCGGTTTTAAAGAAGATTCCCACACCCTTATGGAGCTTTTCAGGGAACAGCTTGAGTCATACAAGGAGAAAGTAGGCAAGGAAAAGGCAAAAAGCACCTATCTTGGTTTAGTAGCCGATTATAAGAGCGCATTGCTTTTTTTGAAAGACAAAAAGAATGTTGAGGACATTGCACTTGATGAACTTGACAAAGATTTTATTGAAGACTATTATAATTGGATGTTGGGCACATGCGGCTCGGCCAGTTCTACAGCATTCGGACGTGTTAATACCATGAAATGGCTAATGCATATCGCTCAAGAGAAAGGTTTAATAAAAGTTCATCCCTTCACGGGTTTTGGATGTAAGCCGGGATATAAAAGACGTTCATTTCTCTCTGAAGAAGAACTGCAGAGGCTTATACATGTAGAATTGAGGTATAAACGTCAGCAGGCTATGCGTGACATGCTACTTTTCATGTGCTTCACAGGCCTCGCCTTCGCAGATCTGAAAGCAATTACTTATAAGAATATCCATACAGATTCTGATGGTGGCACATGGCTCATGGGAAACCGTATAAAAACAGGCGTAGCATACGTCGTGAAATTATTACCTATAGCAATTGAACTTGTAGAAAAGTATAAGGGTGATAACAAAAAGAAAGATTCTCCTGATTGCGTTTTCCCCGTCGGTGATTATGAAACCATGAAAAGTAGTTTTAAGGTTTTAGGGAAAAAGTGTGATTGTAATGTAAATATCACCCCTCACTGCTTAAGACATATAATTCACTCTTACTTATTGAAAATAAAGAATTTACAAGATTTATTTTTTAGACAGGTAACGATTAAGAAACGAGTAGACTTCTTCAAATCACTTGATTTTGCATAAAATAAAAGAACACTTATTTCACAATCAAAGATACTTAAATTCTCTATCATAACAAAATAATATACCGAGAAAAATCTCGTAAAATAACGGATGCAAGATTAACAATTTATATAAATGTTATTCCTACAAAGGTAGGCATTCGCAACGAAAACAAACTACACATAACTACAACTAGTAGAACAAGACCATTCAAACAATATTTTTCCTATGGACATCCACTCTGTTAATTGTTCTGGTGTTAAATCTGAATTAGTAATAATTTTTAAATGTTGAGAAAAATCTTCCAAACAACATTCCAATAGATTCTTACCAAACCCATTTATCATATTTTCTTTTATCCAATAATTCTCAAAATCTGTTTTATTAAAGCAGTTTCTTGAGTCTTCTATATCATTGAATTTCTGAATGAACTGAGGATTAGATGGACATATGTTCGATTTCCAATAATCAAAACTATCTTGGTTATACATTTTAGCAATTTTAAGACCTTCCTTAAAATCAAAATATGAGAAATTAAAATTGATATTGTTTTCTATAATATCAGCATGCTTATAATTTGTATTTAATTTAATGATATGAAAAGGTATTAAATTTTCTATTTCGCGCAATTCATTCATTACATAAATCGAACAATTAAAAGGGCTATTTCTTCTGTCTACTTTTTGTATTTTCGATGCAGTTTGACCAATATTTGCGTTGGGATATAATTTATCACTGTCTGTAATTGCGATACAGAAATGTTGCTTTATACGGACTTCTAAATCATAAACTTTATCTATTGGGTCACCTCCACCTTGTAATGGGTAAAACAATGTTTCACATTTTATTGATCGTTGCCGTTTATAAAATTCAATGCAAAAATTAAAAAAACTACTATCAATTAGATTTTCCACTAATAGATGAGTTTCTTCATAAAATTCAAAACAGTTATGTTCATCAGGATTTATAATTATCAAGTTCTGTTCTCTATGTGATGAAACAGAATAAGTAATCATAGTTTTAAAGTTAACAGCATTATATATGCTACCCAAAAAAGTGTTCTTAGATTTTAATTCCGAATACAATTTTCTTACCCCCTTACTAAGATTTTGTATTTTTATAATACGGATTAGTAAAGGATATTTTACATATATAATATGCTTTCCATATTTATATGCAAAACTAATCTTTTCTAAAACAGAAATAGCAGACTTTTTATTTTTTTCAGCAGCTATGACAATATCTTCACAAATTTCAATCAACATATTCCGCAAAAAATCCCATTGGCCAATTTGTTAAAAAACCATCTTTTGAATACTTTGAAATTTCTACATATTTCTCCATATTTTCACCTTTTGCATTGAACAATACTACATTTGTATCTTCTCTATCAAATTTTTCCAATGCAATATTTTCTCCGATTTTATTCAAAATTATTTCACTATGTGTTTCAATAATAAATCTAATATCTTTTTTCTCATTCTTACAAAAAGAAATCATTTCTGTTAGTAAGTCTGCAAATCTAGCCTGAAATCTTGGATGTAGATGTAATTCGGGTTGTTCCATCACAATTAGCAATTCATGCTTAATCTTTTGCCCATCCCTTCTTTCAAAATCCATATATATTGATTTCCATATAATGGCAACAATTGGCAATAATTGCGTATATCCAAAACCTATATCTACCATATTTCTATAAGATCCACCATCTTCTGAAATTTTCAGTTCTATATGACCGTTATTGGCAATAATATCAATTTCAAAATTCAACATTTTTTTGGTCCATAGTTTAAACTGCTCCTTTAATTCAGCATCTAAATTATATAAAAACATCGCCAAATTCTTTCCATCTGAATCAATTTCATCAACATTGTAATTTTGGAAGCGATAGTATCTTTCTGTTGTTGCTCTCAATGGTCTAATATACACGATATTATGAGCGAGATTTATTATATTTAGATTAATAGAATCTATTATATTATTAATGTGATAATACAAATATAAATTATTAATTCTATTTGTATCTATTTGGGGTGAAATCTTACTTATATTATGCCATATTTTTAAAAGATATTTCGTAAACTCTGATGTGCTATTTATATATGGAATAAATAAGAAACGTCTTAAATTTCTGAATTGTAGATTTTCTGAATCATCAACTTTATTAAGAATACTCTTTAATTCATCATAACAAAAGATAGAATGTTCATCATCAAAGTTTTTATCTTTAAAAAACAACAAACGAGGAAGTAAGCTATTAGTACCTATAGATTTTACCTTTTCTCTATCAGATTGAATAATTTCACCATTAATATTAATTTCAACATTGTCATTAGAATCAAATCTTATAACAATATATTGATCATAAAAACTGATATTAAGTTCTTCTAAGAAATCAAAATCATCATTCTTCCTAGATATTTTCAAAGATACTGTGACATTATCAATGACCCTCGATGTATATCTCCTATTATTAGAAATATTTAATCTATCAACTTGAAATGATAATTCAATACTGCCATTACCATCTTTTACAGTATTATTAAAATCTTTAAAATCTACATCATTTGATAACCATAAGAAAACGCCATTACGCTTTACATTCATACTTTGTTTCAATAGAGGAAAAAACTTTAAAAAAGAGCTCTTTCCACTACTATTGGCACCAACAAGAAAAGTAATAGGTTTTATATCTATTACCCCTGTATCTTCAAAGCATCTGTAATTTTTTAATCGTAATGTATCCATAGTGATTTGTTTTTTATGTCATACAAAATTAATTATATTTTTTCAAATCTATCATTTTCTATTATGAATAATTATCTACGTAGCCGTAGAATAAAATATTTGTTATAGCATCAAATATAAACAACATACAAAAAGAATAATAAGAAGAATAGATAGATGAAGTAGTAGAAAGTTTGAAAACTATATTTCTTCCGAAGCTGATCTATAGTCTGCATTCATTAGGTTATTCTTGATTTTGCTTAGATATTTTTAAATTTAAGTTCATTATTCCATGTTTGTATTAGACTTTGTTTTACTGTTGATGGTAATTTGTTAAAATCTGATAATTTATCACCTAAGTAGTTTAATGCCAATTTTATAAATATCGGTTTGCTTACGGGTAATTTACCTTCTTTCCCAGTATAAAAAATATCGATTTGATCAATAAATTGTAATTTATCTTCCGTTAGATTAATAAAATTCCCATCTGTCATATCCTGCAAAAAGCGATTAAATATTGGATCAAAAACAGCATTTTTCAGTTTGTCCATCATTTCATCTTTAGCAGAGTCTTTATTACAGAAACAGATAGAATTATTAAGATATGGAGTAATCATACACTTAAAATGTTCTGAATAATATGGTTTGGGATTAGGGTAACTATGCCTTTGAATAAGAATACATAGATCTAATTCATTATTTAATGATGTAATAATATCAGAATATGATTGTGAATTAGTAAACCTATTTACAGGAAATTTTTTATTTCTGATATAGCAAACCAGAAAATATGTACCTTCGGTTTCAAACAACTCATCATTCTCACAGATATATGCAGATTCTCTTGATTTCAAGATTGGGGTTTCGCAAGATTTATTGTAAATCTTCATTCGGCGAATTGCAATATTGAATATCGGTTGAAAATCCTTTATACAACTAGTTGAGGTCCATCGTTCTCCTTTTCCATAAGGATTTGAATATTCTACATTACCTCTATCTTTTAATTTATGTAAAAAACTACCATCTTTATGATATGACATTTCTACCTGATGGATAAATCTTGATTTTTCCATCTCTTCATCTGTTAAATATCCTTTTTCTTCATCTTGGACATTCTCTGCCACAATTGCCAAATTGTTATAAAAATTAGTGATTTTTAAATCTACTATTCCGTTAGTTCCCATTTGAATGATATTAAACAACCCATAGTATCGTTCATTCATTTTAAAAAAGACTTTAAGTTTTTCTCCTCTATCCATAAATGTAAGTTCAATATAATCTTATAACAAAGATACTTATAATAATTTGTTTATTATAACGATTGAATACAATAATAGCCTGCACAACAACAGGCTATTATTGTATTTAGACGCTTTGTTCGATGATTTTTACGTCTGTAGACGATAAGTTGTAACTAGAATATATGGTCTCATTTAACAGCTTATTTAAGCCAATAGAATATCCAGAATCTAAAATTTTATCAACTATTGAAATTACTTTTTCTTTAAATCCATTCTGAGAAGAGATAGGGAAATTATTTATCATATCTTTAGAAAAAGTTATACCACCACAATAGCTACTTGAAGCATATTTTGATTTTATGTAGAAAATTGCCAAGTTAGAATTTAAGACTCCACACAAAAATTTTAAATTCTCTATATTGTCCGAACAAATTACTAAAGTAGATTTACCGGGGATATATTCACTTTCTAAATCAATAAAACCATCAAGAAGATTAAGTCCTTTGAAAATCAACTTCTTTGATAGAGTCTTTCGTACATATGCATTCCCAAAATTACGACAAAACTCATTTTTATTAACTACAGGATTCATATATTTTGCCCCCAAATAGGTAATATCCTTTATACCCCATCTATTAGAAAATTTATCAATAGTACCAGTATTAACAAGTTTTGATTGTGCTGCAGAGTTGTATTTTGATGTGAGATTATAGATATACGGAGATAATTCATACGCATCGTGTGTTGCACAAGCATTCTCACATTCTGCTATGGTGCTAAGCATAATACTTTTATCCTCCATTTTTCTGATTAAATAATTATTCTCACTAAATAAAGAATCAATATAATATGGTTTTGGAATTGAATTAGATGGAACGGAATTCATAAGTATTATATTTTTATTCCCATCAAATTTATATGCACTTATTTTGTCTGAATTACGAACAAAAAGAGTTATTATGGCATCCACCATTGCACTTTCAAAAGTTTTATTCCCTGTATGTAGAATTGTTTTCATACGGGGAATCATACATTGTTCTCTGAATTTACTTCCAAATGGTTTAGATAGCCATTTATCAGGAGTGATATAGCACAAGCATCCATTAGATAGAGTTAACCCCCATTCAAGAAAAGCCATGTATATATCCCAATTCCCTTTTATGAATTTATAATGTTTGGCAATATATTCACGTAGGTCTGTTTGACCTAATAAAGTCATGGTCTCAGAATCGATATACGGAGGATTGCCAATTACAATATCAAAACCATTTTTATCATCATCACGATTGAAAACATCGCTAAACCAAGTGTGCCAAAGAAAGAATTTGTTATTTTCGGCAAGATTGATATCTTTGAGTCTGGCAAGAATAGTTGGGTCGTATGCCTGTGCCTCCAACTGTTTGTTGATAGTTTCGGAAATTTCTTGTTGTAACTTCACCTTTCTATCGTGGTCGCTACAAGAGTAGTACGAAGATAGTAGATGCGATACCGTCTTTTGCAAGCGATTTTTTTCATCATCGAAGAGAGAAATCTCTCCTTTGTCTTTCTTGTATTCTTTTTCGTAAGTGAGCTTACTTAAATCCACACCCATAAAACTCTCAATTAGTGAGTTGCCTTGCATAATCTTATAGTCGAGATTAGGCAATGGTGATGGAGTTTCCTCATCTACCACGATGGAGAGCCAAAAACGTAAGCGAGCAATATCAACTGCACCTTTCTCTATATCTACACCATAGATATTATTTTGAATAATGTTTTTCTTAATTTCGGCACGGTCGTAATGCTCTCCGCTCAATACTTCACGGCAATGTAGCAGTTCATTGAGCAAGCCCATTGGGAATGCTCCTGAACCAATGGCGGGGTCACAAATCTTAACATTTTCAAGTGCTGAAAGAAGTTTCAGTTTCTTATTCTCTGGAATATCCTTAACTCCCTCTTCTGGTGAAAGTACGAATTGACGAATCTTGTCTTTTGCTATACTTGTATTGGTTTCGAGGTAGGCAATAAGTGACTCCTGACACATATAGCGTACAATCTCTTTCGGTGTGTAGAATGCTCCTTTATCCTTGTTGTCTTCAAGCAAGTTTTCGAAGATTTTACCCAACATTTCTGGATCTACTCCCACTTCGGCATCGTTAGGGTCATTCTCGTCAATGGTAAAGTTGTATTCACTGAAGAATTGGAACAAACGTTTGAAATAATCAGCTGGGAAACGACTTTCGGGTTCGTCTTCCTTATCACGCTCAAATAAACCACCATTTAGGTATGGAATATCTTTCCATTCATTAAGTAGCGATTTATCCCAATCGTAATCGGCAAACAGGGCTTCACGCTCGGCAGGTTTAGTGTTCAAGATACCGAAGAACAACGGTTCAAGCACTGAGTCGAGATAATCATTCTTGTACAGTGAGTTCTCAAACATATTTTGCATATAGTTGAGGTCGCCACACATCCAACCTTTGCGTTGCAAGAAATGAAGGAAGGTGATGCGCCCCATCATCTTCTTTACGTAATCACGGATTTTCTTTTCGTTGTAGTCAAACGCTCCCATCAATGCAGCATTGGGCTCACTAAGTCTTTTCTCTTCCCACTTACTGCCCACCTTAACAAAACGCTTACCTGTAATATATTGGATAAAGTCGGCGTATTGCTCGCGATATCTGTCAAAGAACTCATCAGAAAGAGCTTCAACAGAGAATGCAGTTTTCAAATTTTCAAATGAAATACCTTTTTTCTTTAAGAAGTTGAAACGCTCAATAGGCGTTCTGTATAGTAAATCATCACTACCAAAAACGTATGTATATCGTTTAGGCGATGTCGCTTCTCCCTTGATATCACAAATAAATGACAAACGCCAATGGTCGCCACTATCAAATACCACCAATGCGGCATCAAACTCACCCCAAGTCGGATTAATGAATGACTTTACAAGATTGCGTAGCCCTACACGCCTGTTTGCGACCGAGCCTTTTGTAATATTGTAATGAAATAAACCGATACGATAACTGTCTGTAGTATCTATATTTCCCAAATAGTAACCATTATCAGAGGTGCTTCCAATGATCTTTTCTGGTCCTTCTTTCAATTCGGTTGCATTGAAAAAATATTGTAGGAAAGTGTACCACTGAGTCAGATTGAAAGATGATTGGAATAGTTTTCTCAAAATATCCGGTGTATATGTAGCTGCCATAAAATATTTACTTAAATGATTCTGATATAATGATTTGAGGATTAGAAATATCTTGGGCATCATGGCGTTGTTCTTTGTCCATTGTCTGATATTCTCCAAGTAATTCCGATATTTTGTTTTGCAAGCTATATTCGTCCTGCTTCATTTTAGAGCGGTCGTTTTTGTACTCTCGTGATAAAGCCTTCAGATAGCGGGGAAGTTTGGCATATATACCCTCATTGATGTATCCCATCAGTACATCGCATTTCGCTTTCAGCTCACAGTCGGTTGTTATTTGCTTAATGGTCCGCAGGAATTTATTAGCTTCAAGCGAAGTCTTGTCAAGGTCTGTACGATTGATAGATGATGTATCTGCAGCCTCTACATAATCGGTTGTATATTGAGCCAATGCGCTATTGACATGTTTGTAGTGTTGTTTATCATTAGTAAATTGTGATGGTTGTTCTTCGGGCCTTGCTTTGAGATACTTTACTGCTTCTAGGAAGTCAATAATTTCAATACCAGTTTGAGTTGCCAGATAAAACTCGGTCTTGACATTGGAAGAAACAAAGATGACTGACTTTCCACAATGCTTTCCCGTATCACGCATTACTCTGCTCTTCATTGGCAAAGCTTTGATCTTGTGATATAGTTTACGGTCTCTGTTGTAGAGCTCACGCACTTCACGCAATAGGGCAATTTTTTTATCGATACTGTCCTTTACATTGTTGTCAAACATTTGGAATTCCTTTACAATTTCTTCCTTTGAGTAGATTTGAGCATCTTCGCCAAATGCAGAGTGAAAACCCTGTAATTTAACAAGAGCGTTTTTATAGAGTTGAATTTCCTTGTCGCCCTGTTGCGATGGGTAGAACATATAGTTATAGATATTCGTAGCAACAGAACCGATACGGTTTACACGACCTATACGCTGCATTAAACGTGTGGCATTCCAAGGCGAATCGTAATTGACAATTACATTGGAACGATGCAAGTTCACACCTTCGGCCAATACATCAGAAGTAATAATGATGTTGTACCTCATTGAATTACTGTCAAAATTGGCATCGAAATTCTCTTTGATAGTCTGTCCCAAACGGTTGCGGTTGCTTGCTGTTACCATCAAAACATCTGTGCGACCTATCTCTTTTGTCAATCTATCATATAAGTAATTCAATGTATCGACACTTTCAGAGAACAACACCAATTTGCCAGATGGATTGATGGTCGTATCAAAAAAGACATTAGTAAGGTTTTCTCGGAACTTGTCAAACTTCGGATCATCATTCTCTTTCGCCCAATCTGCATTGAGTTGCTCCAATATCCCACGATCATGATGGAGCATTTCAAGAAAATCAGAACTAAAAGCATTGGCTGGAAAGAGAATATCTTCAGTTGCATATCCTTTTGCAATGGCATACTCGATAATTTCATCAAGTTCCATATTCTTTGCTTGCAGGTCTTTCACCTTCAAATCGGGGGCGATGATCACCTTGTCCTCATCGAACATCTTAATCATATCAGTTGTAATACGAAGAAGTGTTCGAAGCGACTTCTTGAAAGCATAGAAACTACTCTCCAATCGCTTTACCATATGAACACGGTAAATGGCAGCCAATGTCTGACCAATATGTACAGCATTCTTATACTTGCTACGATATTCAGGTTTCAAAAATTCAACAGCACGATATCGGGCATAGGTCAGTCCCTTGCCTTCTGGATTTTCATCCGTTTTTCCATCAGTCAATTGCTTAAGCGTCTCATAGAAGCGGTTGCTTGTATCTAAATCCATTACATACTCCAATTCATTCGGTGGCAGAATATTTGGGAATATGATACCCTGTGATTTAATATCTGCCTTATAATCGGGATCGTTGAGAATATTATTGCGTGTACGGCGTACTGTTACCTTATCAATAACCTTACTACGTATCTGCTCATAGATTTTATCCACCTCAGCAGTAACATCACGCTGGTCACGCTCTCGCATCAATCTCTTATATTCATAGATAAGCGGAGCAAAGAAACCTTTGAGGTTGGGAACTCCGTCAATGGTACAGTTTTGGCTATTTTGGAACAATAGTAACTGATTCTGTAAATCATCAGGGCGGTTGTTGAGCGGTGTCGCAGAAAGAAGCATTACCTTCTTTTGAGTGCTTTTCAGCAAGCCCATATTCAGGCAGGGGGATTTGCATATCTTTTGCAACTCATCATATTTGCCAGAACTGTCGCTGCGGAAACCATGGGCTTCATCGACAATGATTAAATCAAATTCCTCTTTGTCCTTGTAATTGTCTTTACTTTCAAGAACCTTTGACAGACTGCCATTAGTAACGAATTGAGTTTTCTTGTATATTCCGAAAAGTTTGAATGTATTTCGCCAGTTATCTTCCAATGCCGGGGGATATACAACGAGGATATTGGTATTTTTACCGTTAGCCTCTACAAAACGTTTGGCTATCATCGTTGCAATCATAGTCTTTCCTAACCCCACGACATCAGCAAGGAACAAACCATTATGCTGCATCAGCATCTGATAGCCCTGAATAACGGCATCTTTCTGATATTTCAAGTCCTTGACACCATCGGGCAACTGAATGGAGAAGTCATCTTCCACTTGGTCACCAAAAGTATCAATAAGTACTTTGATGTATAGTTCGTAGGGAGTAGGCTGATAGCCCAAGTATGTATTCTTTTTGTACTCTTCAATATCTTTTGCTGTCAATGGAACAGCTTCGTTCCATAAAGCCCAAAATTCATCTGAACAATACTTTACATCATCAAAGTCCTTCATTGCCACATTGAGTTCGTACTGTGGAGGCTGTTTGATCCCCAAGCCCGAATCAGAGATATTGGAAGAACCCATTATTACCCAACCATCGCTATTCTCGCTATGGTTTTGTGGTAGGCATAAGTAGAATTTAGCGTGCAGATTTCTGGTTGCATGAATACGCATTTGCAAACGTCCGGAAACAAGGTCTCCACACATCTGCAATATGCCTTCCTCTACTTCGGGAGAGTATCGAGCATTTACAATATCCTCCTTGAAACCGTTGTGATAGATTTCTTTTGCTTTATCTTCATCAGCAAGCATCAAAAGAGCCTTGTTATGCTTTCGGAAAATATCATCAATATTGATACCTACCAATATCTTGATTTCTGATATATCACCTAATTCTTTACGCAACTTGAAATATCCAGATGAACGAAAGAAACCCACAACAGCTAAAAAGCGTTCAAATGTTACCATCTCCGCCGCAATTCCTTTCAACTTGTCAAAAAGAGTATTACCCGGTATATTATTGAAAAACTTTGTACCCATAATTTTATATTTAATACAAAGCCCCTCCAAACAAAATACAATACATGAATTTATTCTCTCTTAGACAGAGGGACTCACTCTTGCGCAAAGTTATACATTTTATTGAAAATCCTACAATTCCGGCCGTTAGATTTT